CAGCGGCGTAAAATTGTGACAGCGCCGCGCTGTACGGTTTGCGAAAGGGGGTCCCTCTCTTGGCTACGGATAGCCGTATACCAAGGGGTGCTCTCCCTCTCCAAGCTACCACTACGACGAGATTGCTCCAGTCGCAGCAGGGAAGCCTGAAGCGCAGGGTAGCCGTCTATCAAGTCACTGCGATAGACGTCGTCCACAACCCAAACCCGTCTCTCCTTTCGCTGGAGATCCGGATTCCACCGCGTTCGATCGCGATAGTGCGGACGAATAAAATACGAAACCCTTCCAAGCTCCGGATCCTCGGCAGACTTCTCGGGCAGAGGCCCAAGGAGCACCTCAACGCTTCGGAAAAGCACTGAGGCTGCACGGTCATAACCCCTCTGTGCGAGGGCATTTGCCGTCTCTACAGCCGATATTATCTCGGTAGCTTGCCGTACACTCGATGGACGTTCTCTACGGATGTAAGTCGGAGTTACCGACACACCGTCAAAGGCGTCTGTGCCACAAGACTCTCGGAAATGTCCTGTTCCGAAGGACTTTGCACTATTCACCTTGCAATTGTACTTAAGCAGGTGATCACGAATGTCAACCGCGTCCTCGCTACGGAGAATAAGATCATCCCCGTAGACGAAGAGATCGTGCACTACCTCTGCGACAGCAGTGCGGGTTACCGGAAGGAACCGCTTCCTCAGTAGGCAATCTATCATACACTGATAGAAGTACATTGCCTCCAGAGGGAAGCAGAGTGCGCTCCCCATAGACGCGAATTTCCGTAAGGGACCGATGACGGTCCCGTCAGGTAGTTGCGCGTGCGTCGATCGGCAAGCGTCCACGAAGGACCGCAAGCCATCATGCACGATCATCTCCCGTACAAGGCTGTACGGAACACGATCGCTTGCGTCCGAAAGATCGAACGTGGCATGTGTTCCCGTCTTTGACGCGACCAATGCAAAGAGCTGATTGATACGCTGGTCAGTGAAGTTCACGTGACCGCGCGTTAAATCATAGGACTCAATAGACTGGTAAAACCAGTCCTTCAAGGCCTGCTGCGCATATTGCATACACGCAGGCTCAGCAGCAATGATCCTTGGGGCTTTTAATGTCTTCGGGACGAGTACCACCCTCGCGGGTGTTTCTTCGTCTTCCTGCAAGAACGTTACCTCCTCAAGCGATGCATTGTCCCTAAGGGCGCTTACGGAATAAGCGTCTCCATAGAAACTCATCACCGACTCAAGACGTTCGTGCCACTTTCGCCAAACGAACTTGGCATTGCCCAAAATTCGCTCGGCAACTGCGCCGGGTCCATGCCGAGGAACCAGAGTATCAGGATCAAACATCTGATACATACGGCCCCAAAGCACAACAGATAAGCAACGCCATCTGGCGAGCTCATCAGCCGGAAGAGCAAAGTCATCAAAAGACCGCTCAACCGCGATGTAGTTCTGGATCGCTTTCTCTTTACGCTCGTCAGAGCATTCGAGGGCGATCTTCTTGAAACTGAGGCAAATCTGACGAATTGCCCCAACAAGGACGGGGGTGTCCTTAGAGACATCGAGGATCCTTCCTGTCCCCTGACAGAATATCCGACCGAGTATACCTTGCAAGAACGCAGGGATTGCTCCCACTTTTGCGAACTCGCGAAAGCTGGCTGGGTCGACGTGAAGTTCTCTCAGACTTCTCTCGAAGTCTGCGCAGAATTTCGGTAGGGTTATCGTCAGAAATGACAACCCTTCACGTTCTGTCCGTGCCTGGATGGTTGTCCAGTCACGTAAATCAGGGACTGTTGCGGTACAAGATGCCCAGGCGTCTAGGTAGATCGCATGAGCCAATTCTAGATGGTCATGTAAGCTGCTTTTCATGCTACCCCTTTCGAGGAAAGCAATCAGACCAGCGTACAGGCCCTCAAGACCCAAGTCCACTGCAGATGCAGCAGACGCACACAGTGGAGTTACGACTCCCCACCGAACAGCTTCGTGATGACCGCATCCGAGAGAAGACCGGCAAGGCCGGCTCGGAGTGCGATGATGTCAGCCACACTGAAACCGGCGAGAGGCCGGTCGATGGTGTAGTTGATGGTCACTTGATCGTAGTCGTTCGCCGCGGTGAGCGGGTCCGGTACGATCTTGCGCCATTCTACTCGCACCAAGTGACGAAGGCGGGATTTTCCCGTCTCTTCTTGAGTCACTGTGAGCTGAATCGTCTGAGAAGAATCTCGATACGAGGCGATCGTACGACCGCCTTTAGGCTCCGACTGGAGCCCCGTTCGAGGCAAACTAAAGGTATCGCTACCAATAGTCATGGCTAAAGGATCTGAAAGCACTGATTGACCTCCAATTTTCTGGAGCGTTTGACTACGGTGTGACCTTAGCTGCTCAGACTAAAGCCCGAAGTATGACCCGTAGACCGATGGGTTAACAGTCGTGCCCAGGCTTATGATACTCGGGATATCCCGAGAGCGCCTAGAATCGCCAACTGCTTGGTAGACAAACCACTACCAAGAAGGGTAAAACCAAATGGACTACCAGCTACCTCGCGTCGCTTGACGTCACGGCCTGCAACCCAAGTAAGGTTGACAACCTGACCGTCATAGCAGGTCCATCCGCACTCATAAACAAAGTGCTCGCGGGCCTCACGCATAAGGTAGAGATACCTTGAAACGACTGCATCAGTGGCCATGTCCTGGAGTACCTGGAGGTTCTCCCCGACATTGACAAACCAATCCAATGCGAACGTCCAAGGCATAACCTTGTAGATGTTCACTGGGTTAACATCGAGACCATACAAGCGCACCGCTTGCGCGAGCTCTTGCAGGTTCGGATGCCCTGACATGAGTGAATCATCAAACTCAGGAAGGTACTGCTTGAAAGATCCGGCATACCAAACACGTGTCACACGTTCCCGTGTGATACGGTAGTAGCCGGTGCCAGGCTGTACCCACGCCGACGAGTTCATTGCCGGCGTACATTGGTTCATATAACGACCGGTGTCGTTATAAATCACCGTGCGTTCCTCGACGACATCCTCGTGGAATTCCCGCTGAACCCACTCGCCGTTGCTTCTTTTCATTTGAGCAACGTACTTAGATGAGTTAAGCATCAGATCTACGATGTCTCGCAGATCTTTGACAAAAGGGACCCAGCCAAAGGCATGGTTGAGAAAGTGATCGCTTGCCTTCCCAGGCAAACGACGCCAATTGCGTGCCTGACGCTCGGCTTCGTATCGAGGCATCAAGTCCTTACGGTACGTAAGACCTCGCCAAAAATCGGCGAGACCCTTCGCGCTCGTTTTTAGCATCTCCGGAGTCTCGCCGATCTCGGCGAGAGTCTGGAAGGCTGAAACTTTCGCAACCTTAGGACGCAGGCGGTTGTAAGCCCGCGCTCCGAGGTCAGGAAGATTGTCAGGATCGACAATAGGGTGATACTCGTTGCGGCCAGAAGGCGCAATAGTAGCCCATCCGTCGCCCCACTGATTCGTAGTGAGAGCGAAGGCCCCAGTATACCGGATCCTCCAGTCCGAACCATCGAACCCGTTGTGGGTCGCAGCTCCGGGAGGTAGCACGCCGGCTTTACTAAGTATCGTCGTAGACGCGGACACCGAAACAGGTGCCTGAACACGCGAGATATGCAGAGGCCCGCCCACATCATACGAGGATCCCTTGGAGATAACTCCATGGTTCTCGTCGATGCACACAGACGTGATACCGTCGCTGACTTCCGCCGAAACCGGAATCGGAGAGCTAAGAAAGCTCCTCGAGTCCGACCCAGGTGTCAAGCAGACATAGTCCAGATGGCCTATGACCTGCATAGTCTTTGGTGACGGAGGCTTGCGTCTAATCCGTAACATGCGTGACATGTTTCATCTTCCTAGTCGTAAAAGGTTAAGTCCAAAGGGCAGAATAGAACTGTATCGCTACAGTCAGACTGGCTTCGGC